TTGAAGTTGCAACGAATACGCTCGCGTCAATGACGCAAACCAACCTGCCCGCAACCATCGGTACGGACTCAAGCCTGATGGTGCTGGATGAGCAGTACGTACCGTACAACAATTCTCCCGGCGACGGAATGATCAAGGGGGCGTACAACTACGACACTGGGGTTGTTGCTCGCTACGCCCTCACAGCCACAGCCACGGCAGCAGGCACGCTGACGGGTCAGGCCACGTTGGGCGATGCGGTTGTGCTTGCGAACGAGTACCGCAACTTCCAGATTCGAATCGTTGAAGACACGACCAACGTGACGGCGGTGGGGCAGCGGCGCATCATTGCCAGCCACACAGCAGGCGCAAGCCCTGTTTACACGCTGGGCACCAACTGGACGGTTACACCCTCGGCAACGGCTAAATACGTTATCGAACTTCCTAATCTGATTCTGCTGCGCTCGTCTGCAACCACCACGGTGTACACCTACAACTACACCGACGCCACGATTAACAACGGCACCAACAACATTGTTGCCAACGCTTGGAGCACAGCGTACTTTGGTGCGGCTCCTGCTGCGAATGCTGCTGGCGGCATGTGGGCACCGTCTTGGGGGATTGAGCCCGACCAAAACAGGTACGGTCGGCAGTCGTTCTGCTACTTCTTCCGAGGCGGCGCGGCAACGCTGGATGTGCTGGACATTGCAGGAGCGATCACGGGCACATGGACGGGTGCGATTGTTTATGACGGCTCCCCCGGTGCGCTTCCAACCACGGGGTCGGGTGGGTGTTACAGCCCTTTCGACAACGAAGGGCGCATGTTTTATTGCAATCTGTATGTGGCATCGCAGATCAGCCAGATATATCGGTTTGACGTAGAAAATCGCGTGCTGTCTGCGTTCACTCCGACAGACTTCTTGCAGACAGGCACTGCAGTGGTGGGGAATCGAATGGCTGCTTACTGTGCCATTGACGGCACAGACACTTATGACACGGTGTTCTTGCAGTCGCATCTCTCCACAGTCGCACAAGAATGTGTGGTGCTGGTATGAGCATTTCCGAACTGATCCAGCTTGTCAGTTATAAGCTGGCGGCACTGAACTCTGCGCGTGCGTCAGCCGCTTCTATTGGGGATTTGAATCAGGTGGTAACACTTGACGCGCAGATTTCGCAGACGCAACTGACGCTGGATCAGCTAAAAACTCTGGCATAAAGCATGCTGCTTACCCTGCTCCAAAGCGCCGGGGCAGGGCCTTCCGCGCAAACACTCACTCAGGCAGCGCGATTTGACAACGCTCAAGCGTTCTATAGCGCTGTTGTCTCGTCTGTCAGCGATGTTGTTCAGACGGCTCGTTTTGACAACGTTCAAGCGTTCTACAGCGCTGTTCTCTCGCCTGTCAGCGATGTTGTTCAAGCAACAAGATTTGACAACGCTCAAACTTTCTATAGCGCTGTTGTCTCGCCTGTTAGCAATGTTGTTCAAACGGCACGTTTCGACAACGCTCAAACTTTCTACAGCGCTGTTGTCTCGTCTGTCAGCGATGTTGTTCAAGCAACAAGATTTGACAACGCTCAGACTTTCTACAGCGCTGTTGTCACAATTGATAGAAATCTTGTTCAGACAGCGCGTTTTGATAACATTGAGACTTTCTACAGTCCTGTTGTCACGACTGTTAGCAATGTTGTTCAAGCGGCACGTTTTGATAACATTCAGACTTTCCATAGCTCTGTTGTCGAGACTGTTAGTAATGTTGTTCAAACGGCGCGTTTCGATAACGCTCAGACATTTTACGCAGCTACAGTTGTATTTTTCAATGCGTTACAGCCATCACTCGTCAGCAATACGCAGACGTTTTATAGTGCCACAGTTGCAGCGGGACCAGTATCACTCGCCCCGTCGATTGTCACCAACAATCAGACGTTTTATGCAGCTACGGCTCTATCTGTCATTACACTGGAGCCGCCATTCGTCAGCAACACGCAGACGTTTTATGCACCAGATGTTCTTCGTGGAACAGTAACACTACTTGCTGAACGATTTGATAATGTTCAGACATTCTATCAAGCGAATGTTAGACTAGACGAACTTGTTGTTCTATCCGGTGTTTCTGCAACAGCAGCCGTTGGAACACCGACATTTTCTCTTGATTGTAGATTTGCAGTTACAGGAAATAGCGTAACGTCTTTCAATGGGAACGTTGTTGTAACAACAACCGTGTTCTCGTATGATGCTAATGCGTTTGATAAAAACAGAATTGTTTACGTTGAAGCGAAGACACCTGCAATTGCTAGGTATGTTTATGTTGAAGCTCAACCAAGAACGCTGTATGTTGAACCAAAATCGACAGCGCGAACAGTTGTGATAGATAGAGACATTAGACAAGTGTATATAAGCCGTGGTACAACAAGCAAAGAACGTACAGTAGATATAGGAACATAATATGTCGTTTAGATGGACTAATAAAGACAAAGACGAAGTGTTGGACTACAGCGTTGATTGGTCACGCTGGCTTGGCGCTGCCACTATCTCTAGTGTGTCATGGTTTGTTGATAATGATTCTGGTGTCAAGACAGCCTTCACTAATGGCAGCGTAGTGAATGGGCTACAAAATGTAACAGCCACCAACACAAACACTGTTGCTACCATCAATTTGGGACTCGGCACTAATAACACTGAATACAAAATCTATTGTCGCATTACAGACAGCACTGGTTCCATTGCAGAGCGTACAGTGAAGCTTCGTATCAAGGAGCAATAATGGCATACAACTATCTAGAAATCACCAATACCCTGCTTCGTTCTTTGAATGAGGTGGAGCTTACTTCTGTTAATTTCCTCACCTCTAAAGGCTTCTATGCTCATGCTAGGGACGCTGTCAACAATGCTCTTCGTGACATCAATCAGATTGGGCAAGATTGGCCCTTCAATCACGTAGAGCAGACAGACGTATTGTCCGATGGTGTTAGCCGTTATGCCTTCCCGGCAGATTCTGCCAAGATTGATTTTGATAGCTTTCGAATCAAAGAAGACGCTACGTTTGGCAACAATACTGTGCGTCTGGAAGTGATTACATATGACGACTATCTGAAGCACTATGTAGACCTTGAATATTCAACAGATACTAGCCGACTTGATGTACCTAGAAAGGTATGCCATGCTCCTAGTGAAGAATATATTGTTGTGCCTCCTCCTAATGAAGACTACGAGCTTGTCTATGAATACTACCGTATTCCTGTAGACCTTATCAATCCTACAGATGTTCCTTTTGTTCCTGAGCGATATAAGCATGTCATTCTTGATGGTGCCAAATATTATGCTTATATGTTCAGAAGCAATGAACAAGCTGCCAATATTGCTAAAGGCAAGTTTGAAGAAGGATTGAAGAGAATGCGTACTATCCTTATTAATAGGTATGAGTACATCACTTCAACATATATCCCGCAAGGCAGTATGATTGTTACCGGATCGAGAATATCATAAATGGATAGGTGGCAAACATACCCTGTTGAGTTTCGTGGTGGCTTGGTAACAAGCCTATCGCCGCTTCAACAGGGCATTCAAGAACCCGGCAGTGCCCGTGTTTTGCGTAACTATGAACCATCTGTTGACGGTGGGTATAGGCGTATTTTAGGATGTCAGAAGTTTGATACAGCAGTAGTTCCTTATTACGGAAATGCTGTTGTTCAAGGAGGCGGGCAAACAGGAACAACGCTGTTGCTTGCTGGTGTTACAGCACCACCTGTTGTAGGCAGCACCATTACCATTGGTGCCAACACCTACACCATTGCTTCTGGTGGTGTTAGCTATAACAGCACATTGCAGTCGTTGACGCTCACTCTGACATCATCTTTGGTGTCTAGTCCTGCTGACGGCGCTGCTGTTACGTTCAGTAATAACAATAGTCTCATTACAGGCGTTGCAGCATGGGATGGCTCTGTCGTTGCTGTAAGAAGCAGTGATGTTTATAAAAGCACTGGTAGCGGATATACGCGAATAAATGTTCCTTCACATGGCACTGTATTAGTAAATGGTGGTGCTCAAACAGGCTCGTCGTTGGTTGTCGATGGTTTGACATCAGTGCCGCAAATTGGGGATACATTCACCATTGCTGGTGTCAATCTAACATACATCATCACTGCATTGCCAACTGTCACTGCTGGTGGCGCTACATTGGCAATATCGCCTGCGCTTAATAGTAGTCCTGCTGATAATGCTGTCATCACCTTTAGAAGCACTAAATTCACTACAGGCACCAAAGCTAGATTTGAACGCTATCGCATTGGTTCTACGGAGAAAATCGTTGGTGTTAATGGTGTTAGCTTTCCTTTTGTTTACGATAACACTACCTTTAAGAAGCTCACAACAGTGCCTGATATTGAAGGTGCTGAATATGTAGCTTGGTTTAAGAATAGTTTGTTCTTTGCTAAGGGAGATGCTGTTTACTTTTCTTCTCCGTTTTCCGATACAGACTTTAGCGCTGCTAGTGGTGGTGGTGTAATTAATGTTGGTGGAAACATAACAGGACTCGTTGTCTTTAGAGAACAACTCATTATTTTCTGCGAACAAGCTATTAAGCGTATCACTGGGTCCACCATTGCAGACTATCAACTGCAGCCAATTACAGAAAAGATTGGATGTGTATCTCCTGACACCATCAAAGAAGTTGGTGGGGATGTTATGTTCTTGGGGCCTGATGGCTTGCGATTGTTGTCTGCCACAGATCGTATTGGCGACTTCGGTTTGGCTTCTGTATCTAATCGGATACAGACAGAACTAACACAGCTTATTAGAGGTAGCACCTCCTTTTCTTCTGTCACTATCAAATCTAAAAGTCAATATCGATTGTTTGGATATTCCGCTAATATCACTTCCGATAGTGCTAAGGGAATATTGGGAACACAGTTTTCTGATAGAGTGGAATGGGCAGAACTTAGAGGAATTAAAGCTTATACAGCAGACAGCGACTATCATGAACGCGAAGAACTAATCATTTTTGCTAATAATGATGGATATGTTTATAAGCTTGAAGAAGGAAACACTTTTGATGGAGTCAACATCAAAGCTTCTTTCTACACTCCTTATTTGCCCATCAGCGATCCGCGAATTAGAAAGACTTTGTATAAGCTTTACACATACTTAGACCCTCAAGGAAGTGTAACCATTACCTTGAGCATGAAGCTTGACTTCGATGACAAAGGTAGTGTACAACCGGACGCTATTACGCTTTCTAACGCTACCAGTAATGTTGGTATTTTTGGAAATGCGTTGGCTAATTATGGCGCCGTTGTTTTTGGTGAGAAGCTATTGAGAGTGTTTGATTCTCAAATAGTTGGGAGTGGTTTCTCAGTTTCGTTGCAGTTTGAGAGCAATAGCAATGATCCTCCATACAGCTTTGACGCTGTTACAATTGAATACGCATCTCACGATAGGCGCTAAAGGAAAAGTACATGGCTGGCTACATTAGGCAAGACACAACAAACAACATTGCTGACGGAAACGTCATCAATGCTTCAGACTTTGACAACGAATATAACGCTATTGAAGCAGCATTTAATGCAACGACAGGGCATACTCATGACGGCACTTCTGCTGAAGGTGCTGCCATTACGAAGATTGGACCTACACAGGATGTTGTAGCTAGTGCGACAGCGTTGACGCCTAAGACGGATAACACTGTTGACTTGGGTAGCTCTGCGCTGGAGTACAAAGACCTGTACATTGACGGCACAGCCAACATTGACAGCCTTGTTGCCGACACTGCTGACATCAATGCAGGCACTATTGATGGTGTCACTATTGGCGGTGCTAGCGCTGGTGCTGCTACGTTCACCACTGTTGGGGCTACGACAGGTAACATCACCACCGTCAATGCTACCACTGTTGACACCACCAACATCGAGGTAAGCAACGTCAAAGCCAAGGACGGCACTGCGTCAATTACGCTGGCTGACTCCACAGGCGTGGCTTCATTCTCGGCAGCACCTGTGTTGTCGGCGCTGACGGCCTCTCAGGCGGTGTTTACTGACGCCTCAAAGAACTTGGTATCCAACGCCATCACGGGCACGGGTAATGTGGTGATGTCCACCTCCCCCACGCTGGTGACTCCGGTCCTTGGAGCGGCCACTGCAACCTCTCTCAACGGTCTGACGGTCAGCAGCACCACGGGTACGTTGACGCTGGCTAACGGCTCTACGCTAGCTACATCGGGGGCGAACGCCCTGACGCTGACGACCACGGGGGCGACGAACGTCACGCTGCCGACCAGCGGAACTCTGGCTACAACAGCAGGTACGGTTGCATCCTTCAGTGCAGGAACCACCGGCTTCACGCCCAGCACTGCCACGACGGGGGCGGT